TGCTACATTAGATATGTTAATTGTTACACCTTTGTTAAGTTGTTTATCCTTTTCAAATATAGATACAGGTAATGCTCTATCCATCAGTAGCTTTAGTGCTGCCATCTGATGAGGGTGTTCATCTTGCATAGCTATATCTATAGTTTTCTTTAGAACCCTATCACCATTAGTAATCAACATTCTAGCCATCAGTTCTCTGATCTTAGCTGTTTCTTCTCTCTTAGATACTAAAGAGCTTTTCTTTCTCTTTGTCTTAAGAGCTACATACTCCATCTCTTTCTTAGAGGGTCTACCTCGTTTACGTTTCTGTTTAGAGCCTACAGGTGTTAGTTGTTTAGCTTTGTTTGCATATGTTCTAATCCTCTTCTCAGGCTCAGTTGAGGAAGGAGAGAGAGAAGTTACTCCTGATACAACATTCTTTGAGTGATCATCATAGCTCTGTGTTGAGTCTTTGTTGTCTATTGTCATTGATTTGCCTATATTGTTAATATAGATCAATATTGATTTTATTAATCTAAAGTGTTCTTAAGGGTTCTAAATGGTAACTATAAGTGATAATCACTCTCAATCCCAAGAGACGCTCTCAATCCCACTTGACCGCATTGGTCTAAGTTAAGAGCAAGAGTGTTCGTTATACTTCTGTGCTGAGTCTTTATTGTCTATATACCCCTTTATACAATGTAGAGATTATAGCATATTTTTAGTGATTTGTCAAGTCCTATTTTGACTTTTTTAGTGATTGTGTGGGTTCAGCATAATTATACAGCACAGCACTACCCCACCCCCCCATATAAAACTGAACTAAGCAACAACTGTGCCAAGTTTGTCATGCAAGAATCGTGCCACAATGTTGCCAGGGTTATTAAATAGTGGCACAAATGTTGCTTACAAGCAATAATTATGCCAGTTTAGGTAGTTATGCACTACATTGGTGCGTTGTGTACTGTGTTGGTGCGTGTGTCTGTTATGCACCACATAGCACCATCATGCACTAATACAGGGCAATACAATTAATCATACTTTAGTATGGTATAACAATGATTTACTAATGATTATCATTAGGTAATATTAATTAATATCATTACTATTATTTAATGATAATTAGTATATTAATATTACATAATGTTGGTCGATTAATGTATCATAGTTAATAAGTTTGTTAGTTTGTGAAATTACATAGTTTTACTAGATGGCTCACAATATAGGCTCTCTGAAAAGGTAAAACCAAGACTACCAAATGAGTAAATATAGTTAGCCTTATGTACTATTTAAGCTGTCTGAAGAGCCTATGAGCATTAATGTGAGCCAGACTAAATAAATTAGTGATAGATTCCTAACCATATTTGAATAATAGCTGTATAATTATTCTGGTGTTTGCGATTATGCAATACAGGTTATAATAATTATACAAAATGTTATTATTCATTAAATTATTTTAATTTAAAGTAATTCAATGAGTAATAATAAAATTTTAAAGGGCATTTAATGAAAAGAAGACAGTACAGCTTTGAACAACTAAAAAAGGTGGGTCATAAGCATTATAAAGATACTAATTTCTGTACACTCATAGCTATTGCTATTAGTTGTAAGGTTTCTTTTGGTATGGCTTACGGAAAGACTAAAGAGCTGGTCAACAGAAAACATAAAAGAGGCTTATTTCTCGATCAATATTTAACAGTTATAGAAAGTTTAAATTGTGTTGTTTCACGTTTTAAGAAAGCTCATTTTAATAAAACTGTTAACCAAGTTGTGAGAGATTTGCCTACTAAAGGTATATTTTTAATACAAACTAATGGTCATGTATCAACCTACATAGACGGCTCACTTCAAGATTGGGTTAAACGTAATAGTAGAAAAAGAGTTAGTAGTGTTTTTGAAGTAACTAGACAATTTTAATTAAATATAGTTTGACAAATTAATTTTAAAAGGTTTACAATATTATTATATTAAATAAAGGAGCTTTAAAATGAAACTAAAACCAATAGGTAGCAACATGACAGAATTAAACATTAACGGCGTATCTGTATTATTTAGCTATTCTACGCCTGTGGCTGGCTGGGATGATAAGGGAGCGTTTAGGACTGATAAACACTACTCCAGCACTACCACTAAACATATTAACAAGTATTTAGGCAAGGGTACTGGTAGACTGGTTTCTCAAGAATTTATTAATAATTTAGTTAACTAATAAGGAGCTTTAAAAATGCCTACACAATACAGATTAACTATGGCTATTGATAGTCTTGATAACAACCCAGAAACTATTATTTTTGATAGTTTCTGTGATGCTGAGGATTACTACTATAACGAAATTAGTAGAAGGGTTGAGTTTACTGTTTCTCATAGTCCTTTTAGCTTAACTGATGAAGATATACAAGACTTGGAAGAGGCTGAACAACAATTGTTTAAGATTGATAAAATAGAACTAATTAAATAAGGAGATAGAAATGCCAACACCTAAAAAAGAAGCAGATGACTTTACTATCAACAGAAACAGTCGAGAAGACTTGCTAAAATATTATTTTCAACATACACCTATCATAATTTTAGATAAGGTAAATGAGGTATTAGCATTAAAAAATGTGCCTGCCCATTTTAATGAGGATCAATATGCTTTGATGTCAAGCTTGGTTGACACATTGGTTTTGAAAGCATTGGATATTGCTATCAGGGACATTAAAATAGATATTAAAGAAATAGAAAATGCAGAATTGTGGAGAAAACTTGAAGAGGAGAATTAAAAATGAACTTAACTGATATTAATTTAGCATATTATTTTCAATTCAAGTTTAAACCTGGTAAGGATTTAGAACCATCGCCTAGGGTAGTTTCAGAACTTGATATTGTTGTATATATACATAACCACTCTGAACAGTCAACATATGTCTACTGCGTGCCACATGAGTACCAGCCACTATTAGAACAAGCCATCAGCGATATATTGCTGGAGTTTCCTAGTGGCACAACGTACACAATTAAACAAGCCAAGGATTGTCCAGGATTCCAACTAATACCAAAGTATAGGTTTTTCCAATGAAAACATTTTTAATATTTATTTTACTGTTCATAGTGCAATCTTGTGCTATACTAAGTTTAGTATACATTAATCAATTTTAAGGAGCTTTGTAATGAAATATATAATTAAAACTAATATTAAATTAACTTTATTGTTAATTAGTTTTTTTATATCAACTTTGTTAATATCATTAGTATTTACCCAAATGCTGCCTATGTACTTGCAGTTGACTGGATTAATAGCTTTATTACTTACTACTTTTGGTGGTTTTACATTAGCTTTAAGCTGCAAATATCTCTATGATTTAATTAATAAGGAGCTAAACAAATGAAGTGCATTTCTTGTAATACAATTCTTACAGATTACGAAAACTCTTTAAAAACAACTTCTCATGAGTACGTTCAAATGTGCTCTAGTTGTCTGCCTAATTCTGTTGTTGTTTATGGCAACGAGTCACTTATAACCAATGAAGATTTAAGTTATAATTATGATGATGTTGGTTATCTTGATGACTCAGACATGAAGTTTTTAAAGTAAACTAAGTATAAACACTTATAGACAGATTTTTATAAATGTGTATAATACTTTTCTACAGAGCAGTTTTAACCACTTAAAGAAAGTGATAATTATGAATTACTCTCAATTATTTACGACTTTGAATAAAAATAACAACATAAACAATATAGACTCTGAAGAACTAGTTAATGGTTGGTTTGCAGATCAGAAGCAAGACCAAGCATTTAAAGACTTACAAGAAATAATGTTTTTGGTCGACTCTCTCAGTTCTAGTGGACAAATGACATTAGACCAGATTATCTCTAAAATTAAGGAGTCTCAATAATGCCTAGTAAATTACTAAGCTCAGGTAATCCTTGCGAAAAGTGCGGCTCTTCTGATGCTAGAGCATTATATGATGACGCACATTCCTACTGTTTTAGCTGTAACACTCATTTTCCAGCACCATCAGAAAAGCCATCAGAAGCTCCTAGACAGCCTTCTACTGCTGAAGTGTTGTCTATCAAGCCTAAAGTTATAAAAGACCCTTCAGGAGCTTCTCAGAGCCTCTCAGATAGGAATATTACCAAGTCTACTTGTGACAAATATAATGTTACTGTTGATAGCTCTGGAAAGATTATCTTTCCTTACGGCAAATCAGTCTATAAAGTCAGAGACAAGTCTAAGAGGTTTTATTGGGTTGGCTCAGATTCTAAAGATATTGAAAGACTGCCACTATTTGGCTCTGATAAATTTTTGCCAAGCTCTGCAAAATATTTATTGATTTCAGAAGGTGAGCTTGATTGTCTATCCTCATACCAAATGTCAGATGCTGTAGGTGCACACGTTTCTATCAGAGATGGTGCTGGCTCTGCTTTAAAGTGTTGTAAGGAGGCGTACGAATATATAAACAGTTTTCCTAACATTGTTCTTGCATTTGACTCTGATAGGCAAGGTCAAGATGCTATGCTCCAAGTAGCTGAGCTATTACCACCAAAAAAAGTCAAGTTGATGAAGTTTAGAGATGGTTTCAAAGACGCTAACGATTACCTTGTAGCAAATAAACAACAAGAGTTTATCAAAGACTTTTGGTCTGCTCAAACTTTTATGCCAGATGGGATTATTTCTGGCTCAACATTAAAAGATTTGGTGCTAGAGCCATTAGAAAAGTCAATAGCTTACTACCCTTTTGGCGGATTAAATGATCTTACTGGCGGAGTAAGGTCAAGTGAATTAGTTACTGTATGTGCTGGATCAGGACTCGGAAAGTCTTTATTTTTAAAAGAGATTATTTATAAGCTCTTAAAGAGTACCGAAGAAAACATAGGTTTATTGTTTTTAGAAGAATCGGTTAAACGTACTGCGTTATCGCTGATGAGTTTAGATGCTAATAAACCACTACACTTATCAGAAACTGAAGCATCAGAAGAAGAAAAGAACCTTGCATTTGAGTCAACTCTAGGCACTAACAGGGTTTACTTGTTTGATTCGTTTGGGTCAACATCTGTTGATAACATAGTCAACAGGGTAAGGTATATGGCAAAGGCTCTATCTTGTAAGTATGTCTTTTTAGATCATATCTCAATCGTAGTATCAGATCAGCAACATGGTGATGAGAGAAGAGCTTTAGATGAGATCACAACTAGGCTTAGAATGTTGGTACAGGAGTGTAACATAACTTTGTTTGCTGTTTCACACTTAAAACGACCTAGTGGCACAGGTCACGAAGATGGTGCAGCTACGTCTTTATCACAGCTTAGAGGTAGTGGTGCAATAGGTCAGCTAAGTGATATGGTGCTTGGATTGGAACGAGATAGTCAGAATGATGACCCTGTTGAAAGACACACTACAAGAGTCAGAGTAGTTAAGAATAGATATTCAGGCTTGACAGGTAAGGCTTGTGCGTTGTATTATAATCACAAGACAGGACGTATGGAAGAAGTAATTGATGAGGATTTAGAAGAGAACTAACTTAACAAAGGAGAATTAATGAACTACATATCAGTATGTTCTGGAATAGAGGCGGCTACTGTAGCTTGGAATAAACTAGGGTGGAATCCCCTAGGTTTTTCTGAAATAGATAAGTTTCCGTCTGCTGTTCTGCAACACCATTACCCAAACGTGCCTAACTTAGGTGACATGACTAAATACAAGGAGTGGAATATAAATGAATCAGTTGACCTTATTATCGGAGGAACACCCTGTCAATCTTTCTCAGTCGCAGGACTTAGAGGAGGCTTGGAAGATTCTAGAGGAAACCTCACACTTACCTTTGTTCAAATTCTCAATCATTTTAAGCCAAAATGGTTTATCTGGGAAAACGTGCCAGGAGTATTTTCCTCAAATAACGGAAGAGACTTTCACTCATTCACAGAAGGTCTTCAAGCAATCGGGTATGGCATTGGATGGAGAGTACTTGATGCTCAATACTTCGGACTCGCCCAAAGACGTAAAAGAGTCTTTGTTGTTGGAAATAATACAGGAAACCTCTCAAGTATCGCAGACGTATTATTTGAGCGAGAGAGCCTGTTTAGGAATCTTGAGGAGAGCAGACAAAAAAGGAAAGGTTCTACCAAAAAAACTGGAAAACGCTCTACTGAATATGACCAACGGAAGAAGGGAGTAAGTGCTTTTGATATGCAACGCATATCAGAGTATGGCAATGGAGAAAAATCTTCAACATTAAAACACAGAGATTATAAGGATCATACTGATTTGGTTGTTTCGTCAGCCGTTGTATATGAAGCTCATGCCCAAGATTCGAGGTACAGGGAACAAGATGTATCCCCAACGATTCAAGCTCGGCACTCTAACATGACTAATACTCCAATTGTTCATACTACTGTTTATGAGAATCATGGCACAGACTCTAGAGTAAAACCTTTAGGGGAAGTTTGCACAACTGTAACTGCTAGATGGGGTACAGGTGGCAACAATACACCTTTAGTAAAAGAACCTATTTTAGGTGGTCAACATCCCAATGCTGCGATTGGAGAGGAAGTAGCTCCAACTTTAACTAATGCTATGGGTTCAGGTGGAGGACATATACCATTAGTAGCCCCTAAGTCTGTTATTAGAAGACTGACACCTGTAGAGTGTGAAAGATTACAAGGTTTTCCTGATGACTATACTCAGATACCTTGGAGAGGAAAAGAAAATAAAGACTGCCCAAACGGACCTAGGTATAAAGCACTAGGCAATAGCATGGCTGTGCCTGTTATTCAATGGTTAGGCGAGAGAATAAAAGGTATTGATGCTAGGAGCAAGGTAAGATATGTAGGTAATGTTAATGCCGCAAGACAAAAGTTTGTTACAACAAAGGAGAATTAATATGTATGAAGATGAATACCATGATGAAAATATTAATGATGTTATTTACCACTTAGAGAATCAAGTGCATGATTTAAAACAATCATTAAAGTCAGCAGAAGTAGATTTAGCTTTTTTTGAGAAGAGTACACAACTGCTTTCCAAAGAGATTAAACAATGGAAAATTACTGTTGCAAAATTACAACAAGCTAACGAAGCCTATGCTAAATTACTTGACATAGATCAAATTGTATGTAATACTAATACTTCATTAGAAGAAAAGCTGGAGGAACTACTAGATTATGAAAAAATTGATAAACCACAGCGTCATTGAGAATACTAATGGCGTTAAAACACATTATGTTCTTTTTGATGACGGAACAATTTATTCAAGGCTAGAGACAAATGAAAGATGGCAAGAAGAAAGATCAGTTGATGTTCCTGGATATAGAGACAACAATGGATCACTCAAGAATACATCTAGTGGTAACAAAAAATCAACAGGGAAAAGTTGAATGTCACAGAAACGTGGAAAGTCTAAACCAATCAATAAAGGGCAAAACATTAATAGCTCACAATGGCATAGGTTTCGATTTTCCAGTTTTAAACAAACTATGGAACACAAAGATAAGATTGAGCCAAGTTTTGGACACATTAGTTCTATCAAGATTGATGAACCCACAGAGGAAACACAGTTTAGCTGCTTGGGGAGAAACACTAAAGTTTCCAAAGACTGATTTTAAAGAGTTTGACGAGTACTCAGAAGAGATGCAACAATATTGTATTAATGACGTAGAAGTATTAGAGAAAGTTTATCAAGAACTAGAAAAAGAAAGGACAGACTATGGATTTTCTCAAGAATGTATTAACCTCGAACATGAGGTTGCTTCAATCGTTTCAAGACAAGTCAACAGAGGTTTTAGGATTGACTTACAGAAATGCAAGGAATTGGTGGAACGATTACGCACAAGAATGGAAAACCTCGAAAAACAGCTTCAACAATCCTTTCGACCAATCATCACAGAAAGGTTCTCAGAAAAAACAGGAAAAAGATTAAAAGATGACATTGAAATATTCAACCCAGCATCAAGACAGCAGATTGCCAAAAGACTTACAACACTTGGGTGGAATCCCAAGAAGTTTACAGACAAAGGTTCAGTCATGGTTGATGAGTCAGTTCTGGGATCAGTTGATATTCCAGAAGCAAAGCTCATCTGTGAATACTTACTCCTTCAGAAAAGGCTGGCTCAATCTGAATCATGGATTAAGTATACTAATGACAGATCAAGGGTTTGTGGTAAGGTCATTACCAACGGAGCAGTCACAGGTAGAATGACACACCACAGCCCTAATCTAGCTCAAGTCCCTTCAGTATCAGCACCATATGGTGCAGAGTGTAGAGAACTATGGACTGTTAATCCTGGTTATAAGTTAGTTGGTATTGATGCTTCAGGGTTGGAGTTGAGAATGTTAGCACATTATATGAATGATGATAACTACACTAAGGAGATTTTAGACGGAGATATACACAGTAAGAACCAGCAAGCTGCTGGACTTGACACTAGAGCCAAAGCTAAAACTTTTATATATGCTTTTCTCTATGGTGCTTCAGCCAGAAAGATAGGTACAATGGTGCAAAGTGACGGACAAGAAACCATAGATAAATTTATGGAGAATGTACCAGCACTAGCAAAGTTAAAAAAACGTATTGAAAAGACTATGCAACAAACACCAACATTACCTAGTTTAGATGGCAGAAGATTACACGTTAGGTCAGCACACTCAGCATTAAACACATTGCTTCAAGGGGCTGGTGCAGTTGTTATGAAGAAAGCACTAATAATATTTAACAAGTATATAAAGACTTATCAGTTAGACGCATACTTTGTAGCAAACGTACATGATGAATGGCAAGTAGAAGCTGGTGTTGATGATGCAGAGCTAGTAGGACAGTTAGGAGTTAAAGCTATCGTAGAATCAGGTAAAGCATTAAATCTTAATTGTCCTTTAGATGGTGAATATAAAATAGGTAATAATTGGAAAGAAACTCATTAAGGAGAAATTATGGAAGTAGCAAAGCCAGTTAAGATCAAAGCTAACATTATGTGGTGTTTTCACAACAAGATTAATGCTATGGCAGAGAAGTACACAGTTGACTTGTGCAACTTATCAGAACCAGCAGTAAAAGCTCTTGAGAAGATAGGATTATCAGTTAACAACAAAGCTGACAAGCCAGAAAAGGGTGACTTTATTGTTTGTAAAAGTAAAAGACCTATCAAGGTAATAGACTCAGAAGGTAATGATTTATCTGATATTGCTATAGGTAATGGTTCTGTTGCAGTTGCTATAGTCAGCTATTATGATTGGGAAGGCAAGTATGGTAAGGGAAGATCACCTAGCTTGCGTAGACTCGTCATAGACAAGCTAGTAGCTTATGAAGAGCCTAATGATAGTGAAGAAGATGATGGAGATGTTCTCTAATGATTGCTATAGTTGATGGTGATATCCTAGCCTATAAAATAGGATTTGGTTGTGAAGATTATAAGCAAAAATACGCCATCAACAAACTAGCAGAATATTTAGAGGAGTTAGTGTTTATCAATGCCAACTGTGATGATGCAGTTGGCTATCTAACTGGCAGTAATAATTATAGAGATAAGATAGCTAAGACACAGAGCTACAAAGGACACAGAAGGTCAGGTAAGCCTAAACACTTACCTATACTTAGAGAATACATGGAGAAAGCATGGGGCTTTGAAGTACAGGAGAACCAAGAAGCTGATGATGCCATAGGAATAAAAGCATATGAGATGAACGAACAAGATTATGTCATATGTACTATTGATAAAGATTTAGATAATATCAGAGGTTGGCACTATAACTTTCAAAGAAATGATCTTTATTATCTATCAGAGAAAGAAACAATAAAACATTTTTATAAACAATTATTAACAGGTGATAGAACAGATAACATTCCCGGATTAAAAGGTATTGGAGATAAAACAGCAGAAAAGATACTTACAGACTTAGAAGATGAAGAAGATTTATATAGAGCAGTATTAGAAGAATACAAATACAATAGAGAATACTTACTAGAACAAGGACAGTTATTGTGGATAAGAAAGCAAAAAGACCAAATGTGGACTCTACCAGAGTATATAGAATAGTTTGGCAAGATGCTGTAGCAGACTGTGGTTGGGAAGAGACAGCCACAGCAGAAACGCATAAGTGTATTACAGTTGGTTATGTAGTAGATGAAAATAAAGAAGCTATCTGTATTGCTTCCACAATATCAATAGATCACAATAATACTCGTATGCACATTCCTAAGAAATGGATAACTAAAAAAGAGGTTATATATTTTGAAAACCAGCAGCAAGAAGAACAAGGGAAGAATGTTACAACAATGGGTGAGGGATCAGATAGTGTCGAAATTACATTTACAGACTGATGATGTTAGGTCAACATCTATGGGTTGTGGTGGTGAAGATGTACTATTAAGTCCTACAGCAAGAGAGAAAGCTAATATATCTATTGAATGTAAATCAAGACAAAAGGTAGCAGTATATGGTTTTTATGAACAAGCAAGCACTAACTGTAGAGGAGCAGAACCAGTAGTGATAGTCAAACAAAACAGAAGTAAACCTTTAGCTATTGTTGATGCTGAATATTATTTTAAACTTTTGGGAAAGGTTAACCATTGAAACATTTAATTATACCCGACACTCAAGTAAAACCAGATGTTGATTTATCTTACTTGGAGTGGATTGGACAATATATAGTAGAGAAGAAGCCAGATGTTTTAATCCAGATTGGTGACTTTGCAGATATGCCATCACTATCAAGCTATGATATTGGTAAAAAGTCATTTGAAGGTAGAAGATATAAAGATGATATTAAAGCAGCAGTTGAAGGCATGGATATTTTATTAGCACCTTTGAAGGATTACAATGAAAAATGTAGAAAAGATAAGAAGAAGCAATATAGACCCAGAATGGTTCTCACGCTTGGCAATCACGAAAACAGAATTGACAGAGCAACAGAAGGAGACCCTAAACTCTACGGCACTATTGGTATTGATGATCTCAGATACTCAGAAGCTGGTTGGGAGGTGTTTGATTTCCTTGATCCTGTTATTATTGATGGCGTGGTTTACTCTCATTATTTAGTTAGTGGTGTTATGGGCAGACCAATAGGATCAGCTTCAGCTATGATTTCTAAGACTCACCAGAGTTGTGTTGTTGGACACCAACAAGGCAGACAAGTGGCATATGGCAGAAGAGCAGACGGATCAGCTATTACTTGTATTATTGCCGGTTCTTGTTATTTACACAATGAAGAATACATGGGTAATCAAGGTAATAATCATTGGAGAGGTTTAGTAGTATTACATGAAGTAAAAGATGGACAGTTTGATGAAATGTTTGTTAGCTTAGATTATTTAAGGAAAAAATATGATAATAAGAGATGATATAGAAAGATGGGAAAAACAAAAACATAAGTTAGAAGAAGAAAGAGATAATGTTAATCACCCACCTCATTACAATAAAGGCGGTATAGAAACTATAGATTATATAATAGACGTGTTAGGTAAATATGAGGCTATATCATACTGCCAAGGTAATGTAATTAAGTACACAGGCTCTAGGTTGTTTAACAAAGGTAAGCCTATTGAAGATGCTAAAAAAGCTAGGTGGTATCTTGATAAGATGATACAGTTGTTAGAAGAAACTAAAGATGTTAATTGGAGTTAATTATGGCATTGACAATTAGAGATATTTGTGATAAGCTATATCAGCTTGATGAGATAACATTATTAGAAGTACTAGATATAACATCAGAAGAAATAGTAGATAGGTTTTTAGATAAAGTAGAAGATAAAGCAGACCAATTAGAAGAGGATTTAACTGAATGAATACATATAGTCAATTTATTGCAAAGAGTAGGTATGCAAGGTACTTACCAGAGTATAATAGAAGAGAAGATTGGAAAGAAACAGTAGAGCGTTATGTTGGTTTTATGGTTAATCATTTAGAAAGTGAACATGGTCATATGGTAGACCCTATAACACTTACTAGAGTACAAAGTGCTATAGAGAACTTTGAAGTAATGCCTAGTATGCGTTCTATAATGACTGCTGGTAAAGCACTTGATAGAGATAATACTGCTGGTTATAACTGCTCATATTTGCCTATAGATGATGTAAAAGCATTTGATGAAGCTATGTATATACTCTTGTGTGGTACAGGTGTAGGGTTTAGCGTAGAGCAACAATATGTATCACAGCTACCAGAGATACCAGAGCAGTTGTTTGAGTCAGACACAACCATAGCAGTAGCAGATAGCAAAGAAGGTTGGGCTAAAGCATTAAGACAGCTAATAGCTTTGTTATATAGTGGTGAAGTACCTAAGTATGATTTATCTAAAGTAAGACCAGCAGGAGCTAGATTAAAAACATTTGGCGGCAGAGCGTCAGGATCAGCACCATTAGATCAGTTGTTTCAGTTTACTATATTTAAGTTTAAACAGTCAGTAGGTAAGAAACTATCTTCTATAGATTGTCACGATTTATTGTGTAAGATTGGAGAAGTTGTTGTAGTTGGTGGTGTAAGAAGATCAGCTATGATATCTTTATCAGAACTAGAAGATGATAAGATGCGTCATTGTAAGTATGGAGCTTGGTGGGAATATAATCCACAAAGAGCTTTAGCAAATAACTCTGCTGTTTATACTGAAAAGCCTACTGTTGGTCAGTTTATGAAAGAATGGCATAGTCTGTATGAAAGCAAATCTGGTGAAAGAGGTATATTTAGTAGAGCAGCTTCTAAGAGACAGGTAGCTAAGAATGGTAGAAGAGATGATAACTTTGAGTTTGGTACAAATCCTTGTAGTGAGATAATTTTACGTCCATATCAGTTCTGTAATCTTACAGAGGTAGTAGTGAGAGCAGAAGATACTTTAGAGACACTAAAGAACAAGGTAGAGATAGCAACTATACTTGGTACTTGGCAGTCTACATTAACTAAGTTTCCTTACTTGCGTAAAGTGTGGCAAAACAACACAGAAGAGGAAAGGTTGCTTGGAGTGTCTTTAACAGGTATCTTAGATAATAAGATGATGGGAGAGGTTAATGATACAACAAAAGAAAATCTACAAATACTTAGAGAAACTTCAGTTAAAGTTAATGCTGAGTTATCCACTCTTCTTGGAATACCTCAATCTACTGCTATTACTTGTGTTAAGCCCTCTGGTACTGTTTCTCAGCTTGTTGACTCTTCCAGCGGTATACATACTAGGCATAGCCCTTATTACATACGCAGGGTTCGTGGAGATAAAAAAGACCCTTTGTCAAAGTTTCTACAAGAAGTAGGGGTACATACTGAAGATTGTGTTATGAAACCAGACTCAACAGTAGTATTCTCATTTCCTATAAAAGCTCCAAAAGGTGCTAGAGTTAGACAAGATTTAACAGTTACGGATAACCTGGAGATATGGTTAATGTATCAGAACTATTGGTGTGAACATAAGCCTAGTGTAACCATTAGTGTTAAAGAAGAAGAATGGCTTGAAGTAGGCTCATGGGTATGGAAGAACTTTGATAACATATCAGGCATATCATTCTTACCTTATGATGGTGGTAGCTACAGACAAGCACCATATGAGGAGTGTACTAAAGAGCAGTATGAAGAACTAGTAAAGGCTACACCATCTAAGATAGATTGGAATAGCTTGGTAGAGGTTGAAGATAATGTTAAGGGTGTACAAGAACTAGCTTGTTCTAGTGGAAGCTGTGAGGTGCAATAATGGAGATATCATACTCACCTATAAAAGGGTTTATGCTGGGCTTTGAATACGTTAATACTCAAGATGACTACCTATATAGTGGTAGTTATCTTGTTATTGACTTTTTTATAATTAGAATGTGTGTAGACTTTGATGACTAATGTACTTATGTTTATAGTAGGCGTAGCTGTAAGCTATCTTGTATTGTTTAACAATCAAAAACAAGTACATGAGCTATGGCAGACTGCGTATCAAATAGGCTATGATGATGGGCAGTCAGTAGGTAAAGCACAATTTAAACTTACTGATGAACAACTCAGATTAGAATGTGAATACTTACATTGGGAGACCTTAGATGGCAGAAAAAGATGATTCTATGTTTCTAATGGTAATATCAGGGGCAGCTATTTTATTAGTGATAGCTTGCCCTATACTTGTATTTATAGCTTTGTTTAAGATACTAATACTAAATTAGTAGCTCCACACAGTAGGTCTAGGACGCTCTGTAGAGCTTTCTAGGGAGTCTAAGTGTAAGAACCTAGCACCGCCTTTCTGTGCTACTCCTATGCCTGTCATGCCTACTTTAAAGGCTAATTCAAGCACTTTATAAGCATCACCACGATCTACCATTATATCAGCAGCACAGCCAGTAGTATGAGCACCGCCATTACCTTTAACAGCTTCTACAGGGTGTGTAGTGTCTCTGTATCCAGAAGATATTATCATAGGCTTATTATAATACTCCCTTAACTGGTTTAGCTTATCAAGAAAGTCTTGATTCATATTTGCTTCTCCAGTATGACTACAAACAAACTCATCTCTAGTAAAATACTTACCAAAATTTACCATACAATTCCTTTCTGGTGGAAACCATGAATGTGCAAAACCAAACATTACTTAACAAGACTGTCTAACTTATCATCTTTGTCTTTACTGCCTATAGAAGAGCCAAAATAATATGCAAGAACCATTGTCATAGCTGAATTTAACGCACCTAAGACGTATATTAGAATATCTTTAGCACCTGAGTTAACATCTACGTCAACAAAGATAACAACACAAAATAGTATAAATGATAGAGATACAGTTCCAAGTGCTAGTACAGGGGTGACTATTTTATTTAGAAAAGGTGCAGCAACTGACGTGGCTATCTGCATTTCACGTTTTCTAGCAGAATCTAAATCAGCAAACTCAGCTTCTATCTTGGCTAGTTCACCCTCTTGTTCTAACTTAGCCAACTCTTGTAATGCTTTCTGTTTAGCTTTAGGATCAGGAATAACCCTATCTAATACCTTCTCTGCTACTGGTAATAAACCTGTCAATAGTTGCAACATTTATCTACTCCATTTACGTTTTATAAAGTTTCTTCATTAATTTACAGCCATCTATTGCTTCTTCTTCAGACCATGTAAATCTTTCATATCCATTTTGACATTGGTATATACATGAGCCTTCTTCAAACCAACTAAGCCTACAATAGTAAGCATCTTGTTGTGGAACTGTAGTGGCTATTAGTGTGCTAAACAGTATGCTAATCATCTACTAACCTCCATAATCATATCTACTAAAGAGTATAACAAATAAGACAGAAGTAGAACCATTATAGTTATTACTGATCCCATCTTAGTATGATAGAGAAACGCTTGTCTCCTACGCATCTGTTGGTATACTTCACGTTCTCTTTTGGCTTTGATATCTCTTCTAATCTTTATAAACTGACGATAACCTGTAATGCCTAAAAATGAAAGATCACCAACATAGAACATACTTTTCAAATCCTTCTCCATATCTTCAATCTTCTTCTTAGAAGCCATTTCATCAAAAGCAGCTTCAGTAGCAGACTTGGAGTAAGTAATCTTTTTGAACATAGAAGGCTTTTTCTCTTCTTGGCTCATATGTTCTTTTACATCTTCAACAGCAGTAGCCCACTTGCCTAGTTGAGTATATATCTCTTCTACTTCTTTGCCTACTTTAACAGCAGTCTTGAGTCCATTAAATATTGCAGTAGCTGTAGCAAGTGCTGTTATTGGGTCTATCATTGTTCAGTCATCATTCCTCTATTTTCAAACATTTCTTGAGATGTTTCTGCACCAACAACAGAACTAACACCTACTGGTGTTTTTTGTATTGTTTCTCCTGTTTTTCTTACAAACGAGGGTCTTGCCATAAGTATTAAATCAAATAATTTTTGACCTGCTTCAGTATATAGTAATCTTCCCCCAACAAGACCAAAACCACCTGCTGAAACTGCTCCTGTTCCCCCTGTTAGTCCTGCTGCTCCTAAACCACTAAATGTTGTAAATTTTCCTAATTGATATAATGCTTCTCTACCTCTATAAAACTCAGCATCATTTCCTAACATTTCTACAGCTTCTTTAGCTTCTTTAGCTCCGGGTCTAGTATCAAAAAGATAACCTTGTTTATTTCTTGATAAATCAGTATTTCTAATTGCTTTTCTATATGATTCTGGAGTAAGTAAACCTGCTGTATTTTTTATGTTTAAATCACCAGCACCTTGAATCATAGCTACTAATTTAGAATAGCCTTCATCAATAGCTCTTAAATTTTCTACAGCATTTTTTTGTGTATTGTCTAAGGTTTTATAAACTACGTTTTTATTTTGCTCATAAAAATTATCTTTTAGTGTATCTTTTATTGCTAAATATGCGTTTGCTAAACTTGTATTTTTTTCTAAATTAGCTGATATTTTTTTTCTTAATATTTTATCTATTTCTTTATATTGTTTACCTGTTAATTCATTTATTTTTTTAGGTAATATAATTTCTATACCTTTTTGACTTATTTTTTGAGAATCAGAAGAAAGAAATGTACGTTGCGATATTTCTTTATCTATAAATTTTTGCACTTCTTTTATATCATCTAAACTATTAAGTCCTTGTTTATTTAATTTATCTAAGAGTTGTTGACCTGTTTTTTGATTAAAATTAAACTTTAATCCAGAAGTGTTGTATATATTATTGTAGCTATCATTTAAGTATTTTTTTAAATATTGTATTCCTTTAACACCTGCTTGTTCTGTAATATCTTTTTGTTTATTAAAATTAACTACTGCTTTACTATCTATTTTTGTTAAAGTATTTGATATAATACCTTTATTAAAATTTAATACTTGATCTGCTCTTCTTTTATCAATAGAACCTCCTACAAAAGGTATAAACCTTGCAAAATCTTCCATAGATTTAAACATACCACCTAATTTTTGACCTGTTGTTCCTGTTACTCCTAACTTTCTCATTTCTTGCATAGCTTTTGTTCCCGGAGCTAATACTTTACCAGCAGCCCCTATAACTTTTTCACCAACAACACCACCAACAGCACCTATACCTACTTGTTTAGCTTTTTCTTTAACAAAATTATCTGTATCTGTTACAGGTGTTAAAGAACCTACAGCACCTCCTGATATAAGTGTTTGACCTGTTTTACCCAATGCTTTAGCACCTTGTGCTGCTCTTAAACCAGCAGCAATATTAGCAGGATTAAGTATGTTTCCTAACAACCTATTAGTATCAAAACCTTTTTTGTTACGTTCTTTTTGATATTGTTCTTCTTCTGTTTTAACTAAAGCATCTACTCTTTCTGCTTCACTTCTAAAAAAATTACTAAGCTCGTTAGGTTTTAAACCACCAGCAGACGTAAGAAAAGATAATGCTCTAGGTAATAACTGTGCCCCAGCATCTATAGGGTCTTTTATTCCCTTTAAAAATCCAGAATCAATAGCAGAATCTGTTTGTGGCTCTGTAACAGGTGTTGATTGAGACTCTTCAACTGGTTTTTGCACAGACTCTGTTTTTTCTTTAAGAGCTTCTCTTCTAGCTAATTCTTCTTTAAGAGCTTCTCTTCTAGCTAATTCTTCTCTTAACATTTCTTCTCTGGTAG